CACCGAGAGCACCGGCGTGGTGAATCCGGTCACGGAACGTCTGTATGTCCTCGGCGGCATCAGCGCAGTGGACCGCGCCCTGGTGAAGACTCAGGGCAACGTGAACAACCTTCGCGCCACCTATGACGGCATGAAGGCCAAGGCCGCGGCCCTCGAATTCACGAAGAAGTTCTTCAAGGGTTCGAGCGAAACCGACCCCAACGAATTCGACGGTCTTGAAGAGCGTCTGACCGGCGGACAGCTTCTCAGCATGGGATCGAGTGACGGCGGCGACACCCTGACCTTGGCGAAGCTCGACGAAATGATCGACGCGGTCCAGGGCACCCCGGACGCCTTGTTCATGAACAAGACTTTGCGGCGCAAGGTGAACGCGCTCATGCGTGCGGCTGGACAGGCCACGGAAACCGTTTCCGACGCCTTCGGACGCCAGATTCAGGCTTACGCGGGCATTCCGATTGCCGTGGTCGAGGAAGACAAGGACGGCGTGGAGATCCTCGGATTCTCTGAACCCGACCTGGACAATGGGGACAAGAGCGTCACGGCTTCCATTTACGCGGTCCGCTTCGGCGCGGCTGAATGGGTGTCTGGACTCCAGGCTGGTGCCATGGACGTGGAAGACCTCGGTCTGAACTCCACCAAGTACGAAACCCTGATCGAGTGGATTTGTGGCATGGGTGTCTTTCATCCGAAAGCTGCTGCACGTCTTCGCGGCATCAAGAACGCCTAGGAGGGTGAAAAATGATTGATAGCACCATGATCATGAAGGACGCGGGCCTGGTGGCAGCGTCCGCAGCGGCTACGGTTGCCAGCGCGGCAAAGATCGTCAACGTGGGCGAAGGTCTGGTTGAAGGCCTCCTGGTGGTGGACGTTTCCGCCATCGAGGTGGACGCCAACGAGCTTTACGCCATTGCCCTTCAGGGCAGCGACGTGGCCGACTTCGACACCGGGTCGGAAGTCATCGTCGAACTGGCCGTCCTGAACCTCGGAGCAAACGAAGTGATCGGCGGCAATGCTGACAGCGCCGTGGGCCGGTACACCGTTCCTTTCCGGAACGAATACCAGGGGACCATTTACCCCTATGTCCGAGTCTACACGACCGTTTCCGGCACCGTGGCAACCGGCATCAACTTCAAGGCTCACATCCAGGCCTAGACCGCGTTTTTCGGATCAACGCGGTTTTATCATATAGGCGGGGGTTTCGGCTCCCGCCACCTCAAAAGGAAGGTAAAAAAAATGGCAATTATCAAGCAAATTTCTGTTTCTGCTGAAAATACATGGAGCGAAAAGTTCAACCTCTCCGGAGACACGGACGGCTTCACCCCTGCCAGGCGTGCCCTTGTTTCGCAATACGGCGGCGCGGACAATACGATCACGATCAGGCGTTACAGTCCGGCGGACGGAACCACAATTATCAGCGCGATTGAAATCACGGACTCTATGACGGACCTCTCCATCCCGGTCGAAGGCCTCTATGACATTGGAATTGCGACCGGCAACTTTGGAAGCGGACCCTGTTTAATCACGGTCGAACAGTAGGGGGAAACCATGACCCTGGACACCACGAACAGCTATGTGACCCTTGAAGAGGCGAACGCCTACTTCGCGGCGCGACTCTATTCCGACACATGGGAAGGCGCGGACAGCTTCGAAAAAGAGAAGGTCCTTCTCATGTCCCGGCGAATGCTGGACCTCTACATTCAGTGGAAGGTGGTCTTCGCGGAAGAAGATGCCCCCGCAGCGGTCAAGGCGGCTCAGCTCGAACTTGCTCTTGTGCTTCAAGGGACGGACACAACGGCACTTCCAGACGGGGCCGGTCTGTCCTCCATGTCGGTTGGCTCGGTCAGTATGGCCTTCGACCAGGCAACCAAGATCAAGGTCATTCCGGACCATATCGTCTTCATGCTTTCGAGTCTTGGAAGCCTTCGCGGGGAAGCCACGGCCTTCAGCGTGACCAGGTAAGAACATGGAAGAGATCCTGGACGACACCCTAAAGCTTCACCATCGAATTGATCAACGCGGAAACCAACTTGCGGCGGATATGGCCGAAGTCCTGGAAGAGTCCCGCGTTTCGATCCTTGGCAAGCTCTCACGGCTTCAGGACAAGATCCTGAAAGGCGAGTACATGGACGAACCAGCAAGCCGCAGGAAGGCCCTTCTGGAAGCGCAGCGGGGCGAGATCGAGCGACTACTTGAAGACGTTTACTCCGGCATGAAGGACAAGCTCCAAGAGGCCGGGGAAGACGTGATTCAAGCCGTTGGACTTTCGACGACCACGACCATGAACGCGGCGGTCGGGCTTTCGGTATCCTTCGCCAGGTTGCCCAAGGAAGCGGTTGTCTCATGGTTCGAAATGTCCACCGTGGACGGACTCCTGATCAATGATTGGCTGAAGAAGCTTGAACAGACGGCGGTTGACAGGATCGTGGCTTCCGGACGCCAGGCGATGATCGAAGGCTTGGGCGCTCAGTCAACGGCGCGGCTCATGCGGCGGAAAGGTATAGAAGGCAGTGTCCCCGGGCTTGAAGGCCTGGCGCGGACCTGGCTTCAATCGGCGGCGCACTATGCAAGGGAAGAGACAATCAAGCGCGATTTTGACGACCTGGTGGTCGGCTGGAAGTACAGCGCCACCTTGGACCGGCGGACCTGTTTAATTTGTGGCCCCACAGACGGGAAGATCTTCAAGAAAGATGAATCCCGGCCAGTTCTCCCGCGTCATTGGCGTTGCCGATGCACCTACATTCCCCTTCCAAAAACGTGGCGGGAACTCGGTCTTGATCGTGACGAGATGGAAGAGGGGACCCGGCCAGCGGTCAAACATTCAGGAAGGACAGTCCGGCACCGTGACGGAAGCACCAGTACGAAGTTCAAGGTCGAATCCGTGGAGCATGTCCCGCAGAGCATGACATATCAGTCATGGATGAAAGGCCAGCTCGACAAGGACCCCGACTTCGTGAAGTCCGTCCTCGGAAAGACCCGCTTCGAACTGTTCAAGGAAGGGAAGATCGAACTGAAGACCATGTCCGTGAACGGACGTATCAAGCGCCTTTCCGAACTCTAAATTTTTGGGAACCTCCTTACCCCTGTCCCCTTTCGGTTTACCACACCAGCCGGAAGGGGACTTTTTCTTTATTGAACGTCCGTTTCGTTATACATGGCGCAATACCAAAAGTGATTTTGCCTATTTTTTACTGAATAAAATTCACATTCAAAAGACGGTTTATTAGGGAAAAAATACCGTACATGGCGCAATAGTCTACTATTGCGCCACCTATTTTGCTAAAAAATAGATAACCATTTGAAATAACTATAAATGAACTTTATTCATCATTTTATAGCCCTTAAAAAAACAAAGGGAATCAAAAAAATGATTGACATTAACGCAACGGAAGACCATAGAGGGGGCGAAAGGACACTAGAAGGAGGGGGAAGGACATGAAGGTCGTTGGATACATTCGAGTCAGCACGGACGGCCAAGACGCTTCCGGTCTTGGGCTTGCCGACCAGGTGGAGAAGATCAAGGCCTATTGCGCCCTGTATGACCTCGACCTGGTGGAGATCCACAAGGACGCGGCCAGCGGCAAGAATATGGTCCGGACAGGCCTTCAGGACGCCCTTCTGGCCCTCAGGAAGGGAGAAGCCAAAGGTCTGGTCGTGGCAAAGCTCGACCGCCTTACAAGGTCCGTCCGGGACATGGGCAGTCTTCTGGACGAATACTTCAGGGAGTCCTTCGACATGTTCGTCGTGGCGGAGCAAATCGACACCAGGACCGCGTCCGGACGCTTCGTCTTGAACCTCTTGACCTCGGTTGCGGAGTGGGAACGGGAAACCATAGGGGAACGGACCCGGGCGGCGTTATCCGTGAAGAAGACCAAGGGCGAAAAGCTCGGGGGGAAGGTCCCCTTCGGCTTCGACGTCACCGAGGACGGGCTTCTGGTGGAGAACACCAGGGAACAGGCGACCCTTGCCAAAATTTCAAGCCTTCGGGCGAAAGGGTACAGCCTTAGACAGGTTGCCGACACCCTGAACGCAGAAGGCACCTTTACCAAGACAGGGAAGCCGTGGTCCTTCGGCACCGTTGCAAACGTACTGAAAAGGGCCGCGTAGGAGTCCACGACATGAACGACGACTTGGTCAACGATCCAGACTTTATCGAATTAAAGAAGGCCATTCAGGGAATGAACCCCTTAAGGCGGGAGGCATTCAAAAACATGATGGAAGAAAAAGTCAAAGCGGAACAACCGAAGTCCGAAATGATAACGACGAATGAGTTCGCTTCTCGAATCGGCGTCACGCCGGCGGCGGTCAGGAAGTGGCTTAAGGCCGGAATCATCAAGGGTAAAAAGATAGGTCCTCGAAGGTGGTTCATCCCCACCAGCGAAATGGAGAAGGTCCTTAGAGTCGATTAATCAGCGCGGCCTGGTGCGCGAACACCAGACCAGCGCCTAACCTTAACGAACCAGAAGGGGGTTCATCATGGCTGAAGTTCAAGTATTGGCTCAGGAGTCGAATTGCAAGCGGTGTGAGAACAGGGAATCGAACCGGGAGTCCCGGCGCAAGTGTGATCAGGAAGACCTGGATCTTCTCCTGGAATCAACTCAGCGGCTCAAATTCATGGGCCGGACCCTTTGGGAATTCGACTCTTTCGACAAGGAAGAGCGAGGGACCCTGGCAATCCTGATCAACAAGGAAGCCGACCACCTTTTCGAGATCATGGAAAACCTGTCCGATAGGTTGGGGGAATAGTCATGGAAATAAAACATTTCTGGTCAGAAGACCTTAAAGACGTCCTCGACGAATCCTTCAAGCCGATCCTGGCATTCACGCAGATCCTCGAAAACGTGGACGGCAATATCAGTGTCCCAGATGAAGGACACCCTGTCCTTGTCGCCAAGGTCATGGACGTTCTTCTTTTCCACCAGAAGAGAGTCCTGGACGAAGCCTTCAAGGTCATCGACCGAGAGGTCGGAAAAATCAATATTGCCCGGTACACCTACGCGGAAGAGAACGTGAAGGCGGGCGTGGCCGGTCAGGTATGCAACGCCCAACTGATCGGGAAGGAGAGGCCTAGACCATGACCGAAAAGAAGATAAGATACCGTGAAATTTTTCTGCTTTGCATGAACTGGCATGATTCACCCGGAACTTACACCGTTCTTAAAGCGTTTTCCAACGAGGAAACGGCGAAGCAACAGATGGAAAAGTTTTATCAAACAGGAACGCATAATCCGGATCGAACTTTTTTATCCATTGTTTCTGAGTTTTTTGATGATGAAGATTGATTGAACCAACGGGCGGGGGAAACCCCGCCTTCTTTCGAGGTGAAGACATGATCCTCTTATGCGGAGCGGAAAAGGGCGGCGTGGGCAAGAGTACCATTGCCGTGAACATGGCCGCAATGGCGGCGCAGAAGGGCCGGGACGTCCTTCTGGTGGACGCAGACAAACAGCTTTCAAGCTCTATGTGGGCGGCGCTCAGGAAGGGCTTGAACGAAGACACCCTTCCCAAGGTCACGACCGTTCAACTTACCGGAAAGAACCTGCACCAGGAGGTCAAAGCCCTGGTCCCTAAATTTCAAGACATAGTGATCGACGCCGGCGGGCGGGACTCGGTTGAACTTCGGGCGGCGCTCCTGATTGCGGACCGTCTCCTGGTCCCTGTCCGACCAAGTCAATTTGACCTTTGGAGTTTGTCAAAAATTGACGACCTAGTGAACGAAGCCAAGGTCATCAACCCGGATCTTTCGGCATTTGTAGTTTTAAACTTTGGATCAACTCACCCAGGCGTCAAAGAGGCCGAAGAAGCGCGGGAATTCATTGAATCCGAATTCCCGGCCATGACCCTGACCAAGACGGTCCTGTCTGAGCGTATCGCATTCAGGCGGGCCAGCGGCGCGGGGAAGTCTGTCCCCGAATTCGACGGCGCGACCCATGCGGCCCATGAGGTCCGACAGCTTTACAAGGAGATCTTCTCGTGAGTTTTAAACCAACACCAAAAATTGACCCGGCCACCGCTTTCATCGAGGCGGCGGAACCTGAAGAGCGTGATCGTCTTCCGTGGGAAGATCTTGATCCAAAATATAAGGACAAGCGGATTGCCGGTGTGAATCTACGGTTGACGGAAACGGAATTGTGCAAGCTTCAGTACATCAAGACGCACACAAACAAGAGTATTCAATCATTCATTATGGAAGCCTTAATGCCTGTAATCAATGATGAAATTGAAAAGATATTGGCAGAAAGAAAATAATTAAATTCCCGCTTGACAACACTTAGGAAAAAAACTAAGTTTTATACGAAGTCAACGCGGGGGAACAAATGGACACATTCAAGCCGAAAGATATTTATCTTCCTCTCGGGGTAAATCCCGACAGATTCCGCTTCCTGGTGAAGCGCGGGAATATTGTTCCCGAGACGCCAACTTCAGGGCAGGGCAAAGCGAACACATTTTCGCCAGAAACCGCCATGAAGGCAGGCGTCTTTTTCTTTTTCGAAGAAATGGGCTTCTCCATGGACGTTTCAGAAGCAATTACAAATGTTGTATTTCAAAATAAGGATCAGCATTTATATTGTGCTTTCAAAAATGCAAATGAAAGCTACTGGATCATGTATATGAAAGACAAAATTAATTTTGTCAGATCGTATCTTCCATTCGGAAAAGAACCTTACTTAAAGTACATCCTCGAAGATGGAAAGTTCGAATTTTTAGTTTCGAAAGATCATGTCAGTGAAAGCAACTTTGTTGCATTCTATAATATTTCGGCAATACTTAGAGAAATTGCCGATAAACTCAAGATCAAGACCATTGAAGAACCGTCTGAGGCATGACGCCAAAGACATAAAGCCGGGCAAGATGCCCAAGGAGTCCTAATGGACAAGCCTATGGAATGTCGGAAATGTCGGTACTGGTTCGCACCCCAGACGGAAGAAGGGAAGAACCTTGGCGAGTGTCACCGCAGATCCCCAAGGGCAGGGAAGGATAGATTCCCTCTTTCTGAAGCGTCGAATTTTTGCGGCGAGTATAAGCCCAAGCATATGATGGCAACAAGAGGCGCGGGAGCTGAAGAAGATTCCCGTAGGCCGCAGATGAAGACCACGGTGTCGCCTATCGGTTACAGATAAAAAAAGCCCAAGTCGGGAAGGTACGTCTTGGGCGTCTGGCGGGAATAAACCCCTTGAAAGAACCAGTGTGGTAACTGTCCTTTCAAGAAATTCCCGCCAGACGTCAAACCGAACCACACCAGTGTGGTTTAGTATGGTACCATACCGACTTGGGGCCAGCCTAAGGAGGCACCCCCCATGCCCTACAAATATTGTGCAGATTGCGGAGAGTCCTTTCATTATGACCATGGTCAAGAATGGAAAGATCTTTGTCTTAAATGTTTCAAGCGGCGAAAGGCCATGGAACGCAACGAATCGGACCCCGACAGCGTCGTCGTTTCCCGCGTCGAACTGGCGAAGCTCAGACAGGAAGCTGGCTTCTACAAGAACCACTACTTTTCCCTTCTGGCGAGTCAGAACGGCTACGGCCCAACACCCCCACCAAGCGCAGGATCGAAGATCCTCGAAAAGCTCAGTCCCCTAATTTCCGACCTGATCCTTCTTTGTCATCCCGACCGACACGGCGGGTCTGATCCTCGCGCAACTCGCGCAACTCAAATCCTTCTAGACCTCAGACGGGAGGTGTCCGCTTGACCATTGATAAAGAACAGGTCCTTGAAAAGCTGGACTTTGAATCCTTCTATCGTGGCGAACTCGACGGCGTGGAGAAGGCAACGGGCGACGAACTCAAAGCCCCTTGTCCATTTCATCATGATGAAAGTCCGTCCTTCTACGTCAACAAAAAGACCGGAATGTATTTTTGCCATGGTTGCTCCGTGAAGGGTGACGTCTTCACCTTCATTCAGGAGCGCAAAGACGTTTCCTTCCAGGAGGCCTTGACCGAGCTTGCCCACCTGGTCGGTCTGAACGGCAACGGGGACGGCAAGAAGAAAGAGCAAGCCCGGGCGGTATCCGAGAACATTACGGCTCAGTACGACTATTTCTATGAAGACGGGACTTCCGCCTTCTCCGTCTTCCGTTTTGAGGAAGAAGGCCGGAACAAGACCTTCCGTCAATGGCATTACGACTTCCAGACGGAACAATGGGTTCAGAACGTCCAGGGCGTCCGCCTGGTGCCGTTCAACCTTCAGGCAGTGATCGAGGCCAAGACGGTCTTCATCGTCGAAGGCGAAAAGGACTGTCTCCGTCTCAAGGACTTGGGCCTGGTGGCGACATGCAACCCCATGGGTTCGGGCAAGTGGCGGGACGAATACGGGCAATTCCTGAAGGGAAAGACGGTCATCATCATTCCGGACAATGACCGACCAGGCAGGGAACATGCCGAAGACGTCAAGGCCAAGATCAAGCCCTTCGTGGACTCGGTCCGCCTGGTGGAACTCCCCGGTCTTCCCCCGAAAGGGGACGTCTCCGACTGGCTCGACGCGGGCGGCACCATCGACCAGCTTCGGGAGATCGTCGGCAAGGTACCAGAAGAAACAAAGCCTAAAGGGCCGTGGGACTCCCCCGTATCAATCCGGCGAATGGTCACAACGACACCGGCGGAATTCCCATGGTTCGCCAAACAGCGAATGCCGCAGGGACGCGGACTTCTTTTGACCGGCATAGGCGGATCTTCAAAGACGACCCTCCTAAAACAACTCGGTATCGGCGCGGTCTTGGGCCGGGTGGCTTGGGACTGGGAACTTGCCAGGACAGGAAAGGCGCTCTTGGTACTGACCGAGGACACGGCGGACGACGTCCACGACTCCATTTTCAATATGTGCAAGGCCCTGGACTGCACCGAAGAAGAGATCGAGCGCCTAGACCGGGACCTGATCATATTTCCCTTGGCAGGTCACGACACCATTTTCCTTGCCAAGGATGAAAAGGGCGTCCTGAAGAAGACCGACCTGTTTAATTCCTTCGTCCAGAAGGTCCTGGATCTTGGCGACGTGGCCTTCGTGGGATTCGACCCGGCCTTGTCCCTGTCAGAAGGCGACGAGCTGAAGCAGGACGAACAGCGCAAGCTCGGCAAAATGGTTGACGACATGGCAGTTCGTACCGGCGCAACGTGCGTCCTTGTCTCCCATTCGACCAAGGCTTCGAACAACTCGGCAGAAATAGGAAGCCACAACTCCCGAGGCGGCGGCGCAATCACCGACGCAGTACGCGGGGAATTCGCCCTTCGTACAATGACCGCAGATGAGGCCACAAAGGCCGGTATCGAGGACATTGAAGAACGGAAGCGTCTTGTCCAGTTCGTCGCCACCAAAGGAAACAGACTACCCCCGGCGGCATTTGTCCCTCTTTGGCTCAGACGCGGCGACTCAGGCGTTCTAAGTCAAGCGGACGTGTCCCTGGATAAGAACGCCCCTAGCTCAAAGGATATGAAGATCCTGGCAGTCCTGAAGGATATATCAAGGGCGTCTTGCTCCACCTTCGAGGAATGGCGTGTCGAATGTATCGAGCGCGGTCTTCTCAAGGGCAACTCGGAAGAGGCTTCAAAGAAAGCTCTACAGCGCATTGTGAAGAAGCTCAGAAGCGCAGGGTTCATTGAAAAGGGTATCGGCAAGGGTGTCTGGAATCCAACCGACCTTGACGAGTGATCGGATGCGGGATGCAAAAGGACACGAAAAGGACATCCCGAAAAGGACAATTCCCCCTATAGGGGAATGTCCTTGTCCTTTTCTAAATCTGTCCCTGAAATGTCCCTGAAATGTCCCTGAAATGTCCCTGAAAGGATAAATCGGGGAGTTTTGAGGGGAAAACGACCGGACGGACAGGTTTTCGAAAAGGACAAAAAGGACTTTCAAGGACATTTGAAGGACAAAAAGGACAAAAGGACAAAAGGACATGTCCCTGAAATGTCCCTCAACCAGAAGGGTAAATAAAAGGTGTCCATGTCACCCCGGATCGAGTCCAAGGGCCTCATGGTCTTAAGTGTCTGAATGTAAAGGGAAAAAAGCGTAAACAATCGACCGATCGTTTAATTTTTAATTTCAACCGCTTACGTCAAGATATTGGCACCAGGCGGACAAGGAAAACACCGATCATGGCGGACAAAAAGAAACCAGTGAAACGCCTACGGAATCCGGACGGAACCTGGCGACGGGTGAACGAGGAAGTTCAGGACGGACGCAACGTCAAGCGCAAGCCCCGGGACGTGGACACGATCCTTGCCGGTCTTCAGGAAGGGACCCTCGACCAGCGCACCAGGACGGCGATGCAGTTCAACGCGGTCAAGGAAGCCTTGGGGGAAGATCCCGAGAAGGTGGCTTCGGCGCTCCTACGTCACGACATAGCGATCTATGCCGTGGTGAATAGAGCGATCCTCGACTTCGTCCAGGAGAACCAAGGAGAGCTTGTCTCGAAGGGCGGAGTCATCCCGGACATGCTGACCAAGGACTTTCCCCGCTTCCAGGCGGCTCAGACCAAGGCCCTTGAAACCCTGATCAAGCTTGAGCGCAAGAACAAGGGCAAGGGGGAAGGCTTCCTCGACGTGGCGGACGCGGTCCTGGACATAACGAACCGGAAGGAGGCGAACGAATGAAGATCCTCGACACCTTCGAGAAGCGGGCAATGGAACGCGACCTTCGGGAAGCGGGAGTCAACCGGCGTCTTCTCACCACGTCAACGGCGATCATGATTGACCACGTCAACGCGGCTCTTTCGCGCAGGTTCGGCCCTCTCACGCGCCTGTTCATGAAATTGGGCTGGTAGTTCATCCCCTGACCTTGGAGGCTTTAGAATGGCTGGAACAAAGTACCATACCGTACCGAACAGTACCAAACCGGAACGGCTCGAAGTGATCGAGGACGAAGTCAAAGCCCTTGAATCCATGATCGACGCCCGAACCCGGAAGCTTTGGGAAGAGATCGTCAAGCTACGAACCGAGTTTCGGGAACTGCGAGATCGGACCACGAACGCGAAGGAGGTTCGAGGATGAAAGCACAGGCATGGATCGGAATTGACCCGGGGAAGTCTGGTGCCCTGGCTCTTATTTCCAGTGAAGACCAGGTGGCGGAAGATTGGCCGGGAGATGCGGCGGGAGCTGCTGAACTGCTTATGACGTGGCGGCTCGAATACAATGTCGAACTTGTAGCCCTTGAACGTGTCGGCTCCATGCCTGGTCAGGGAGTGAAGAGCATGTTTTCCTTTGGGGAGAACTTCGGGACCTGGCAAGGAATCCTTGCGGCCTTGTCCATCCCCTACGTCATGCCCAGACCTCAGGAATGGCAAAAGGGCCTTGTGAGTCCTTCGGACGGCGTGGATTCAAAGGCGCGGTCCTTGGCAGTGGCCAGACGGCTTTTCCCTGAAGTGGAGCTTTCCCGGAAGAAGGACCATGGCCGGGCGGACGCTTTACTTCTGGCGTGGTGGGCACGTCGGCAGGTTGCGGCTTAGTTTATTATGTGCAGTAATCGGGAAACCTGCACTACAAAAGCTTTACAGATTCTTCCGCCATGCTATTTCCTGAACATGGAGGCGGAAAAATGAACCCAAGCTTGAAAGTAATTTGCCCGAATTGCGGCAGTCCATTCACCCGTCGTTTGAACGGCGGCTTGAAACTACAGCCTCTTTACATGCAGCAGCGTTTCGGTTGCGACGAATGCGAAGCCAAGTTCTTGGTCTTCTGGTCTGGTGAAGTCGGTCCTGTCTATAAATGCGGCGAACACCGGGAAGGTGTGACGGCTTGAGCAAGTTCACCTCGGACCATGTCCGTTCATGGCGCAAAGGCGCGGACGGCTTCCTGAAGTGGGTGGAGGACGTGAAGCCCCGTATCCCGTCAAAGAAGGGCGGGTTCGAGATCTTCAAGCCTGAACCCTTCCAGGTCGAAGCGGTCCGTGATGCTTTAGCGCAGGACAAGGCCGGAAGGTGGCTTCACCAGACGATAGCCTTTTCATTCCCTCGCAGACATTCGAAGACGACCTTGAACGCCCTCCTGGTGGTGTGGCGCTTCACCCTGTTCGGCCCGAACGAGAACATAAAGGTCATGGCGAACTCTGAGCGCCAAACCCTTTCCGTGGGCTTCTCCCTGGTGAAGAAGATCATCCTGAACACGCCTTTCCTGATTGACCAGGTGGGGCGTGAAAACTTGCGGGCGTATGACATTCAACACCCGAAGCTTCAGAACGTAATCACGGCCACCTCTTGCAATATTTCCGGCCTGTACGGCGAAAAGGTGACATGCGGGTGGGTGTCGGAGATCCACGCGGCGGCGTCTGAGGACCCGATGCAGGTCTTGGCTTCATCCTTGGGCGATACAGAAGGCTCTTGGTTGCTCCTGGACTCGACCGTGGACGGTGTCGGCGGTCCCCTTCACCGGCTCGAACAGCTTCAGGAATCCGGAGAAGATCCAACAATTTTTGTTCGGCGGATCGAGTACCAGGACATAGAAGAGGCCCTGGCGAAGTCCCCTTCGTGGATTGATCGCGCCTGGCTCAAGAGTCGGCAAAAGCAACTTCTCCCGGCGATCTTTGCGACTCAGCATTTGAACCAGCGGTCGGCAGCGGCGAACAGTCTTTTCTCGGTACCGGACATTCAGTCTTGCCGGGAATCTGTCCCTGTCCCGCTTTCGCTTGAGTCCTTGCGGACGATCAGCGGCGGGCGGAAGTACGCGACGGGCGGCGGGCTGGATAGAGCATATTTCGGAAGCCTTCACGGTGACGCGACTATATGGACGGCGGTTGCGAAGGTGGCGGACGCGGACGGCGGGGAACCTCATTTTTGGGTACTGAACCAGAAGAACGTCTTCGGGAGCTTGGGCCGGTCGATCAAGAAAGAGATCCAGGACGACTTCGAGCGATACAGCCTTTCGAACGTGGTTATCGAGGCCTACAACGCCCAGGATATAGCCACCTGGTCAATGGAACAGAAGATCCCGTCCGAGATCATTCACGCGACCTCGACGGCTCAGGTCCCGGCCTTCATGGAGCTTTACCGGATCGTCAAGGAAGGGCGTCTGCATTTTTCAGACAAACTTGAAGACCTTGTCCGGGAAATGGAGACATTTTTCTATGAACTCAAAGGCGACAAGCCGAAGTTCGGGACCGACAAGCACCACGACGACCGCGTTTATTCTCTTGCATGGGCGGTTTACAGTCTTCGAGCGCGGGAGCTGGCCGTCTATGAATTGCCGGACGTGATTTGTACGAGTCATTCGAAACACGCGGGCTTCTGTTATCTTCGCCAGGGGGACTTGATCCTTCCTTGTTCGGTGAAGTGTCCGGCTCATGTACGGTGTGAACAAATGTTTCTTCAGCACCGTTCCGTCCGTGAAGACAGTGATCTTACATTGCCCGATTTTTTCAAAGCATTGGTTCAGGTTGACGGTGTGAGATCGTACCAAGCGGTATGAAATGGTACTGTTTGACATAGTACGGGACGGTATTATTCGGTATGGTACTGTATGGTACCAAAAGGAAGGTTACTCATGATTTTTTCAATGGCCGGAAATGTGGTCCGGGAATCTTTCAATACGGCGATGCAGGAAGCCACCAGGCAGCGCAAGGAAGACGCGGCCAAGAGGCTGGACTTCTACAACGATTTTCAGGTGGACTACATCAAGGAAGCCCTTGCGGCTCATTTTTCGAACCCTGACAAGCTGACACCTTGCTTCGTGAACATTGTCCGGAAGGTCATCAACCGTCTGGCTATGGTCTATGTGCAGGATGCGCGGCGCAAGGTTGACGGTACCGACCGCGACCAGGAGATCTTCCAGGAGATCGAGCGCGGGGCGTGGCTTGGCGCAAAGTGGAAGCTGGCGAACCGATATTCGAAGCTCTTGGGCCTGGTTGCCCTTCGTCCGGTGTGGCGGAATGGAGCTTTGGACATTGACCTGGTGACGCCTGACATCCTCGACGTGACGGTCGGAGACTCCCCCGAAGACATGCGGTCCTTCATGGTCACGCATTACCCGGAGACGGGCCTTCAGGAGGAACTGACCTACTCCGTATGGACTCCCGAGGCCTTCAAGCGGCTGGACTATCGCGGGCACGAAGTGGAGGTCGATACGAACCCGTACGGTACCATACCGTATCAAACCGTATGGAACCGAGTCCCTACGGATTCCTTTTGGACTCCCGGCGCGGCGGACCTGGTCACGATCCAGGAGGCCTTCAACGAGAAGCTGACGGATCTTCTTTATGTCCTCAGGATGCAGGGCTTCGGCGTCGGGTACGTCAAAGGCATGAAGGGCGAAATTTCAAGCGTGGACCCGGGGACCTTCTTCAACCTTCCGATTGACGGCGAACTCGGCTTCGCGGCGACGAACGCGCCCTTGAACGAGTCCCTGGAAGTCTTGGACTTCCTCCTGAAACAGGCGGCGGTATCCAACGGGCTTCCGGCTTCAAGTCTGACCACGGACCCAAGCGACGAAAGCGGCGTCGCCAAGGTGGCCGGGAACATCGAGCTTGAAGAAATGCGGCGCGACGACGTCGAACTTTTCAGGGCTTACGAGCGGCGTCTTTTCCGGCTGATCAAGACCGTCTGGAACTATCACAACCCCGGGCGGAAGTTCAGCGAGAAGGCCGAACTCATGATCGACTTCTACGACCAGAAGCCGACCGTGGCACCGGACAAACAGGCGGCAACTTGGGACCAGCTCCTGACCATGGGCGTGATCAGTCCCGTGGACATAATGCTGGAACGCAACCCGGACCTGTCCAGGGATGAAGCCAAGGTCCGCCTGGTTGAGATCCAGGAAGAGAACCGCGAATTTTTGGAAACCAAAATTTAGCGCCTTACCCGGCGAAAAAGGGGAATTCTCATGACGACAGAACAGAACGGCGGCGCTCCCGATAGCAGCGAGAACGAACAGGCCCAAGGCACCCCGGGAAACGCCCCCGACCAAAAAGGCGAACACATGATTCCTAAATCCCGCTTCGACCAGGTGGTCAACCAGCGAAAGGCGGCGGAGACGGCACTTGAAGAGATTGCCACCGAATTGGCGGAAGAGATCCCCGAGGACATGCGCGACGTGATCCCGGATCTTCCCCCGGCCCAGAAGATCAAATGGCTTCGGGCGGCGATCAAGAAAGGTGTCTTCGGCGGGAATCAGCAAGCCAGCGGACCGGATAGTAAGAGGCCTGGCGGGAAACCGCCTGTAAATTTTGAAGGTATGTCCCCCCAGACCATCATGGCGCAGGGGTACGGCAAAAAGTGAGGTAATTTTTTATGAGCATTACTCTTTTAGAAGCTGCAAAGCTGGTCCAGAATCCGCTTCAGCGTGGCGTGATCGAGATCTTCCCCCGGGTGTCCCCGGTCCTGGAACGTCTCCCGTTCTTTAACGTGAACGGTCAGGCTTATGTTTACAACCAGGAAGAAACCCTTCCCGGGATCGGCTTCCGTGGCATCAATGGCAGCTACACCGAGAGCACCGGCGTGGTGAATCCGGTCACGGAACGTCTGTATGTCCTCGGCGGCATCAGCGCAGTGGACCGCGCCCTGGTGAAGACTCAGGGCAACGTGAACAACCTTCGCGCCACCTATGAC